ACGCACACGCAGTAATAAGAGAGTTCAGAATGACTAAAGAAATTGATGAAGATGATGTGAAAACATTTGTTGTATCATACGGTGGCTTAGTTTGGGTCGATGCCGATAAATATGCTGATGACGCTTCACCGATTGTTGGATACAATTTTCAGTTTAATCTTGATGTAACTGAAGAAGCAGACCAACATAACCTTCTAAAGCAATGCTATATTCATCTGAAACTCCAAGATGATTTTACAGACGGCGTAGATGCTTAATATGATTAGCCATCCGAATTGGCTTCTATATGAAGAAGCAGTCGATGCTGAAACCTGCGAGCGGTGGATAAGTGCCGGAAGGCAGATAGAGCCTCAAGAGGCTACCACATTTCGGCAAGGAGAATCTGAAGAAGACTCGCACCGCAAGACGCAGATTAGGTGGCTATCTAACGAAGGTCCCTATGAAGAAATACACGATGTTTTCAGGCGCATAGCACTTGATGCAAACCAATACTTTCAAACAACAATAACCACTCTTCCTCCGATACAATTTACGGAGTATTTAGATGTGGGTTACAAATATGATATGCACCACGATGTAAATTGGGACAGACAAGACGGCCTTCACAGAAAAATTAGTATTGTCTTACAATTGAGCGACCCCGAAGATTATGAGGGTGGCGTTCTTTCCTTTGCACACACCCAAAACCCTGATACTGCGGCCTTGATAAAGCGTGGTTCCATAATTTGCTTCCTGTCTTATTTAGAACACGGGGTATCACCCATTACGGCGGGGTCAAGAACCAGCCTTGTAGGGTGGTTTGAAGGTCCTCGTTGGCGATGATTTAACTAACGGACTACATAATTACTATTCATGAATGATTCTGATTTATCATCAGTAGCATACATCTTAGCCCTCATTGTTATTTTGGCTGTTATAGGCCCCTCTATACCATTTGGGCCTGATAATACGATAATCAATCCGTTTTCTTGTATGGATTTAGAAGGAACTATAGTTGATAAGGAACACGAAGAAGACGGTGGATACAAATTATTCGTTGAGTTGTATGGCATGAATGATTCGACCCCTGATGTTTGGAACGGCTACGCGGTATTTGTATCAAACAAAACATATCATGATTACGAGGTAGGATACACCTATGAGCAAACAGTCTGTGACTTGGTAGAGTATGAGGAAATTAAGGAGATGTATTTAGATTTAGTGAATATAGGCATCCTGATACCAACATGACCTTTTAAGTATGCCCCAAAGTATGAACGGGTATGTCTGCTGAGAGCAGGGTTGTTAGGAAGGGTAAAATCGTATATCAACCCCCCGAAAAGTCATATACCAACATAAACATTGAAGAGACACTTCATGGCTACAAGATATATCGGGCAGGGTCGAACAAGCCTTTCAGCGTAATACCCTTCTCAGCCGTCAAACAGATAATCTATGAAAGAGGTGGATAAAATGCAGGAAAATAATACAACGGTAGAAGAAGCGTGCAAGAATGCTTTGAATGAAACGATAGCGTGCATAAGTGGGTCGTCGTCCTTATTGGACGACATAGAGGTCATACTTATCGCAATTTTAGCCCTTTTGGGTATAGCAGCATGGGCCATGAATAAGTATAGGACATTGAATGCTGATGGAAACATCACTCTTGATGAAATTATTGATTCTATGGATGAGGTCAAGGAAAAGGCCGCAGAAGCGAAAGCAGCCCTTGAAACTATCGAGGAAACATTGCAGTCAAAGAATGTTGTTGAGTTGAAGACTATGCTAAGGGAAAGAGGACTTGCCGTATCAGGCAGGAAGGCGGACCTTGTTGCCCGACTAAAGGCAAGCATGGGTGAAGATAGTGAGTAAGCAAGAGAATGTTATCGACTTAAGACTCGATAATTTAGAGCATACTGCCGAAAGACATGAAAGGCTCATAGAGAAATTAGTTCAGTCCAACATGGATATGAATACAGGGCTGGCTAAGGTTGCTACAGAATTAGAATTAACCAATGGACTTATTGCTTCGTATATGGGAAGTATGCAGAAGATTACATTTGCCTTAATAGCAATAGTCGCTGGGGCTATGGGTCTTTCCACACAGATGTGATATTTATGAACGAGCATGGATGGAATAATTGGTGTAGGGCAGTTGATAAACACCTCACTAACATTGAAACGACACTCCTTGCCTATCGTAAGTTACAGAGGCGTATGCTTGTTGTTATGGGTATAGGATTTATAGCGGTGATGATAAATGGTCTATTATTGTTCTACAAATGATGTCGGTTCAAGATTAAGTCTTGATAGCGGCCAGCGAACTCGCGCCGCAACAAAACTAACTGGTTCTGTGCGACGCTCAACAATTGATATTGACCAAACATTTCGTGATTTCGGGCGCGATGTCCCAAGCAAGAGTATAAAGGACACCACGCTAAATGGTGCGTTTTCTGCTGGCTCAACCACCATTACTCTTACGAGTGGAACAGGATTTAGTTCTGCTGGTAATGGAAATGTTGATGGTGATTCATTCAAATGGACGGGAAAATCAACCCATGTCCTAACAGGGGTTAGCGGTCTTTCCTTTGACCATGCCACAGGAGTTACAGTTCAAGAGGGCGAGTTCGCCCATGTATTGAGAGAGATATGCGCAGACCTTGCCGCATCGTATTACCTTGAGGATGAAAGTTTGTTTCAGACTTCGGGGCCGGAAGGGTCATTGCGTGGTGTAGCATTGAGAGAACGCGGTGAGATGAACCTTAAGAGGTTGGCTCATTTAGGTAGTGTAGATTAGGTGCTTTGAATGGCGCGACAAAATATAATACATCCGGGGTTTCCTCGTATTGGCGCTATTGAGCGGTTCAGGAGAAATAGCGTAATAGCATTACGAGAGGGCGACGCTGCTCTTACAGATGCCATAAGAAAAATACCCCAATATAGACAGGAAGAGAGTGGTAAATCTGCTCTAAGGGTAAGAGTGCCACATGAGGATAGGGATAAACCGTTCATCATGGCGGGTAACAAGAAGGTTCCTATTGTTCTCAACACCTATATAGACAAGAATGCTTGGAAGGCTGGTTCTAAGCATATCTCAGACAAGTTAGAGAAGGAGATGCGTAACTTTATGTTTGCGGCTATGTCGCGGGCAAGGAATGCAGCACGGGGCACGATTCATACTATGCCGAGAGCATTCAAAAGTCAGATGAAACCAAGAAAGGCTGCTGCTGGCGACCTTTATGAAAAAATCGCTGAGTCATTGGATTTTGAAGAAACAGAAACGAAGGATAAAGGAAGCGTGGGAAGGAACCAATTCATATCATTTATTGGGGCTTCAAGAGCAGACGGGACAACAGGAACGCTCTATGAAATGGGAGTAAGAGGTAGAAGAATGTCGGCCAGCGACAAGAGCCTCATTGAATTAACAGAAGCAGGTTTCCCTTCCTTTGAACCGAAAAACATCAAAATACAGGCTTACTATGCTGCAATCAGAAGGAACCCAGCAAAGAGATTCGGTGGTTAGATGGCCGTAGCAACAAAGACTCAGTATTGGAACAGCCGTATGAACGGCACAGACCCATCCAACCTGTCGGGAACATACAATGATTCTTGGTCGGGTAGTGGTGGTTCTGCTTCCGGCGGTAATTGGGTTATTACTAACGGCACATGGTCTATTACTCCAACCACTAATGACTATACGCTGGTAGCGTGTTTGGAATACACTACAGCACCCGATAGTGGGGAAGTTCTTATGCGACTTGATAACGGAACACACCGCGTGGAAGTTCAATCAACAGGCGCGAACACAAGCCTTTCCCTCGTAGGTAGTTCCACCGTAACAGTATCTAATCTCGACCTTGCTTTGGCCGAAGACAAGCCGGTTAGTTTAATCCTCAGACTAACTCTTGCCTCAGATGGTTCCGCTAAACTCTATACGCATGAGATTATCAACGACGATGACGCAAATGTTGCTTTTAACACCGTTACAGGCTCGTCAGGGGCAGGAAAGGCAGTAAGGTGGGGTAACACCACCGGCAGCCTTAAATGGGCCTCTATTTACTACTCTAAGTTTGGTGCATTTTCGCCCGAAGAACTGTTAATTTCTGATTTCGCACAGGACACCCTTGCCCGAATGGGTATCGGTATAGTAAATCAACTCAAGAATAGCCCCCGACCTTACCTAAAAACACAGGTTGATGATTCATCTATAGTGTATGGTTACGACATTTCTTCTCAAATGCTTAACAAAGTAGGCTCTCCAAGCATCCATGTCTTGATTGAGGGCTTATACTCACCCGACTTTGAATCTCTTGGTGGCTCAAAGATTAGTCAGGAGTATAGTGTGAAGGTTTTTATCAGCGTAAGGGGCACAAACTATGAGAACGCATATCGAAAAGCACTTAATATCATGGGGGAAGTGTTCGATGAACTCTATACAAACACAGGGGTATCAGGAACAACGGATAGTATAACCAACTATTCAGCAGACCTCGACCCCAAGATGGATGACGACGAAGTGGTTTGTGTTCATGTCCTAACCCTCACATATATGCGCAGAATTGATATGCGACACCGATGAGAATGTTTATAGGACAACCTATGGGTAGAGAGACTACATAGAGGTATTCTTATGGTAGAGTTCTTAAATAGATATGTTTCGATTACAAAAGAAGGCAGCACTTACGGTAGCACTTCCGGTGGAGGAACCGAAGTCTATGGTGAAGTGGATGACGAGTCGTTTTCACACACTTACGACTTGCTAACGCGAATGGATATGAGCAGACAAATTGCTTCAAAATCCGTTACAGGGACTGAGTATTCTGAGGGCGGACTTAACATGGCCGTTCAGGTAGATGATTTTACAGGAAATATCCTTGCGGCATTCTTCCCTAAAACTGTTGTTGCTTCGTCTGTTCATACATTCTCGGAGCCATTAGTAGCGGGCGACACATACAATTCCTATACAATTGAAGTTGGTAGAGAAGAGAAAGAACACATATACACAGGTATGGTTGGAAGCACCCTATCAATGAACGCCAATGTGGGCGAATATGTTATGATGTCTGCTGACTTCGTAGGTAAGGCCGAGAGTGATGTGAATACCCTCCAAACGGCTTCCTTTGACGGAGATGCTTTGGATGCTCTTTACTTCGCCAACGGAAATGTGCTTTTCGATGACGGAAGTAGCGCCGCACCTACCGCTTCTCTTAAGGTCAAGTCATTCTCATTCGATGTAAACCTTAACAGGGACCAAGACAATGCTTATGCTCTTGGTAACTCTACTTACGGTCGCGCACCCCCTTCACAGCGAAGGGAGATTACAGGCTCAATTGAGTTTAACTCAGTCATTTACGCTACTACTACCGACGAGCCTACTTATTCCCTCTTGACTGACCCTGATGGTTTGTCTATAAGTGACGCAGCAGACGACCCTACCATTACCCTTAATCTACAGTCCGAGTTGAATAACGACTCAGAATACATCAAGGTTAATTTCTACAATGTAAGATTTGAGGCCCCAAGCGCAAATGTGAGCGGAAGGGACACAAACACCATGAGTGTTAATTTCGTAGCACTATACGACGCAACAGCAGCCGGTGCTGATAAGGCTATGGATATTACTGTGAAGGGTGGAGCGATTTCAGCCACCGCGCTTTGAGGTGTTTGAAATGGATTCAGTAGAATTGGCTAAGAGTCTTGGGAAAGACATCCCAGCAGAAGCCCTTGAATCTATTGCTGATATGACTACCAAAACACAGGTTCTCAAGTATTGTGGAAGATTCCCTATGGCTGCTAAGGCAGCACCAAAGGCTGCCCCTAAAGCAGCACCCAAGCCTGTTAAGGCTGACGAAGAAGAGTGAAATCTTTATTAAGGCCACATGTTGTGGTTTTAGTTAGAGTGAAGTGATACCATGCCGGTAATGAAGAAAGAGATTGAGTTAGACGACGGAACTAAGATTTGGATAAGACAGGCTTCGGGAATGGAGCGGTTGAAGATTACCAACATTCAAGGAAAGGCGTTCCGCAAAATGCGACACGCTGGCGACCCTTCTGATTGGACTGATGAGCAAAACGAAGAGTTTGCGCTCATAGTTGATGAAATGGGTGGCGGTGTAGAATCACAAATAGAGTCTTGGGTTCCCCCCTGCATTCTTGATGAAGATGTAGATGTTAATACCTTGACTTTTGATGAACTGAATACCATTCTACAATTTGTTCGTGGTGACGACACGGAAGGTGCTGTCCCTTTTTTGAGTTCCTGATGGTTGCACCGAGCCTGTGTATGGCCTTCAAAGGGACTCTTCCCTCAGAATTATGGCTAAAGTATTCGATAGAGGGTGGCCGTCATCTTATGGAATTGGACCTGCTCGTAGCGGCAGATATTAATGATAAGATTTTAGAAGCGACAAGCAAAGCATCCAAAGGGGATGCAAAGGGCGCAGTTGCACGCAGAAATCAGCGTAGAGAGAAACGGAAACTATTATCAAACAACAACGAACTTCTTGACTCATTGAGAGAGAGCGGGGTTCCCATAGTGGAATACAAGAGTGGAGAGAGTTCGGATGATAGGGATTGAATCAATAGTCCTTCTACAATTTACGCCGCTCGTTTTATTCGCCTGTGCGGTAGCGATGGTCGTTCTCCGCGCAAGCGGTTCAAGAGTTTTCTTCGATGTAGTAGGAACTTTCCAAGCAACTAAAATGATTCAAGATGCTGATGCTGCGGCTACAGTTCTTTCTGCTCTTTACTTGGATTCCCTAATGGGCATACAAGAGGCTGGTGCAGAATTAGCGGAGATGTTTAATTTCGTAGATGAGATTATGCCCCTCACAGTCGAAATTGAGAATGCGAGAGTTCAGTTTGAGAAGTTCGTAGATAACATAGACGAGGCCAAAGCATTAGAGGACCAACTTCAAGACATAGGCTTGGCGTTTGGGTTTGCGGCTGATGAAGCCTTTGAAGCAGGTGCGCGTATGGCGCAACTTAGCGGTGTTTTGGGCGGTCAAGGTAGCACAGCAGTCGGAACAGAAATGGGTATGATGTTCGGTGCAATAAGTGGTATGACCACCGAAGCCGCTATGCAGCGCCTAATCAACCTAAATCAACAGACGAAGTTTATGACTAAGAACATTGAGGAAGGTATGACGGCGCAAGAAAAATCCAACATAATTAGAAGGGACACCATAAGAGTTCTCGACCAACTTAACACCGTTGAGAATAGGTCGGCGGCAACCATGTCGCAGATTACTTTCGTTATGAATCAGTTTGCTTCACAGGCTTATCTTACCAATGAAAGTATTGCTGCTATGGCCGCTATGTCGGCTACCTTGATTGAGGCTGGTGAAGAACAAGGAAAGGGTGGTCGTGCCCTGCGTATGATTTATGCTCGTCTTGGTGCAGATACTAACGGCGCAAGAACCACCATTGAGAATCTTGGTATTGCAGTAGTGGATGCTAACGGAGATATGCGCCCATTCAGTCGTGTTCTACAAGACTTGGCCGTGCATTACAATACATTAAACGGCGAACAGAAGATGGCCCTTGCACAGAGTATAGCAGGTAATCGACACTATACTCGTCTTATTAAGTTGCTTGAAAATGTAGATAGGGTAAGAGAACTTGAGTTAGAGGCCCTGTTAGCACAGTTCCCAGCAAGGGACGAGTTGCAGCGTAGGCTTAATTCGGAAGTGTTCGCTTATGAGCAAGCGGAAGCATCACTTAAGAATTACAGCGCGGCATTTGGTAACACCCTATTACCCGCCATGACCGCAGTTACAAAACAACAAGCCCTGTTCTACAGAACATTAGCAGGTGCGGCAGAAGGACCATTAGGGACTGCTATAGGCAGTATCGTTATGTTAACGCGGCTTATGAGTAACTTCATTGGTCCTGCCATGAACGCTTCAGTTTCTTTCATAAATCTGAAAGTTGCGATGGAAACACAAAACATTGTTGCTCGCGCCTTAAGAGGCGAACAGATAGCCGGAAATGCGTCTATGCAGCAATCAGCAATACAGCATGGGATACTGATTCAATATAAACACGAACTGAGAACAGTAATGGAGGCCCAAAACAATGTAACGAGCGTAGAAGCCAATATATTGAGGCAATCAGTTCAGGACCGAATACAGTTGATAAACACTTTGGCAATGGAGGACACAACAAGGGCGGCACATATCAGATGGTTGAAGGTGGATATGGAGGCATTGAGACTATTGGGTATCGAAATTGATGTGTTTACCAACAAGGAAATGAAAGCCATACAAGTAGAAAACATGATGGGAAACACAATGCTACAAAGTGGCATGAGGGCTACTCAGTATTCAATGAAGATAGGTGGTTTAGGCGCTGCCTTTATGATGTTCTCAAAGTCTGAAAGGATGATGAGAATAGGCATGATGCTTACTACAACTGCTATGGCTATTCAGATGTTTCAAGTCTATAAAAGCATGGCTGCTATGGCCGCTAAGAGGCGGGAAGAGATGCTTGCTGCCGGAACAGCAGAAATACATACATGGGCTATGGTAAGGCAAGCGGCTGCTACAAAAATAGTAAGTGCCGCTACTCTTAAGGCAGCCGCCTCATTCTTCCTTCTTGATAAGGCAATTGTAGCAGTAGCATCAAGAGTAGTAGTTCTACTCGTAGCCTTCTTTCTTATTGAGAAGTTAATGAACAAAATCGGACTATTTGAGATGCCGGATATGACTATGGCTGAAGATATGGGAGGGCAAATCGCAGACACCGGCTTAATAATAGAATACATGGCTATGGAAACGACAGCCCTGAATACAATCTTAGAAGACAACGCTACAATGGTAGCGGCTATAGGGGATAAAACAGACTCTACAACCGCGAGGATAGTTCAGGCTAAGGAGGCCGAGAATCTCGCTATTTATGAAGTCTTACAGGCTCGTAGGCTTGAGATATTGAGTTTGGAGGATGCAGAAAAGGCAGTTAATGACTACATAGTCGCACAGGACTTACTTAATCAAATAAAGAAGGAGGGAAAGTATGAGGCAGAGGGTGAAGGACCCGAAGGTTACGGATTCTTAGGTCTTGGTGATGAGATGCTTTGGATATATAACAACATCTCTAAGCCGTTAGGCTTCCCTAAAAACTCTATCATTAATTGGATGACCGGAGGTTTAATTGAGGACCAAGAGGAAGCAACAAAAATAGTGGAAGATTTCGCTATAGACTTCGTTGATTTGCATGATTGGATGGGAGATACGGTCTTTGATAATTGGGAAGATGCGGCGTTTGCCCTTCAAGAATATGTTGATGCTTTCGCGGGCGTTACCGCAGACGAATTGTCCGGCGGCATAGTGGGGTCATTGACTACAACAACTGATGCGTTATACAAGTTCAATAACGCAAGAGAGGAAATGTTCTTCGGATTTTCTTCTGATAGACTCACAGGTGACTTAGTTAGACAGGTCCATCAGCAGGGTGTTGAAACACTTATCACTTCTACTGAGGTAATCATGCACAATAACTTCAATGGTATGACTACCGAAGAAGTAGCAGAAGAAATTATTGGGTTTATAGAGACTGGTGGAAACTTCGCTAACTATAACATAGGTAGTTACGGCGGTTGAGGTGATTGAATGGTAAGAGCCGTAGAGAAGAAGTATCAAGTGTGGCTTGCTGGCTACTACGACGATTTCAACGGGGCGAGAGCCATACCCGATGACCGCAACCAACCAAGCGATACAACCTATTCCGTCACCAAAAGCCATTTTGGAAACCCGATGAACGGAGAGGCATTTATTAACCCTCGCTTTCGTTTTTCTGTCGAGGAAAGAACCCTTGATTCAGAAAGGATGATAACACAAGCGACCAACCAATACTTACAGAACGATGGTATCTTTGAGTGGCTTACACATGACGACACTCGTTTATCCTATAGTGATTGGGAAGGCAGGGCGCAATTACAGTATCCCGACGGTCATGTAGCCAACCGCTACAAGTTCAACAATGATTCTGCGTATGGTAGTGATTTCTACCAGCGATTCATCAACGGGCATAATAGCGATGCTTCCTACATAGTTCCCGTCGGGGATAATGATGCTACCTTCGGGCATGAAGACATGAAGGATTACGATAACACTAACTACAATGCAAATCTCGCAGGACAACATTCAACAACGGGTAACTTTGTTCAACGAGCGCACCTTACAGGAGTTTGGATGGGAGAAATGCTTGAGCAAGACCATACTACCACAACCCCCCGCAACATATACCAAGAGATACATTCACCTTCAAAGCAACCCTTTCTTTGCATACAGGCAGCGAGGAAAACGGACGCGGATTCAGAAGCAACACCCAGCCTAATCTATGATGGACCACTAAACACAAGAATTGATGGCGATATTTTTACTGTAAGATTGGCTCTACAAAGTGGAATAACAACGGGCGGTTGGCCCGATGTTGGAATTAAGTTTGAAGTTGGTTTTCCTAAGACCGAAGCGGGGCTTCTCAACGACACAGGATATGCTGGTGTTCCAGCAATAGACTATACTCTTGACCTTGATGCAATCAGTTATGATACACAGGCCCTTTTAGGTGGGAGTGGTTACAATACACCACAGGTCACTATAGACAATGTTTGGATTGATGTTGATTTCGTATTCGATTACACTAACGAAAAGTTTAGGGCGTATCACAATGGAACAGAAATAACGGCGACCAACACTACCGCAGGTGCGTATAGTAGTTCTGCGCCTAAAGGATATGATATGCCCGACGACACTACAGCCTCTAATCTATATGGTTATCAACTTACTGTTACCAATGAAGGAAGCAGCGCAAGCGTTGGCTATGTATCGTATCTAATGATTGACCGAGCAGGACTTGTAAGATACATCACCGATGATTTCACGACTAACGATGAAGTCCAAATAACAAACATGGACATCAAACAGACAGTTAATGGAATATCTACCTGCACTCTTGCTATAGCAGATGACCCGAAATTAACGAGTGGTGTGCGTGGGGCCGCATCTACCGACTATCTTCTCAATTTGAGAAATCTATTCGTTGCCTCAACCCCCCTTGATTGGAACCTGTTAGTGTTTGCTGATACCACAAAGAGGATTGATAGACCCGTATGGAGAGGCGAAGTATCTACTTTTAACATCAAAGAAATGAAGCGGTCAAGAGTTCTAACACTACGGGCACACGACTCTATGAGTTATCTTGATAGACAACTACCCTTATGGGATGTGGGGCAGAAGGGAGAGAATACCTCAGAAGATGCTACAGATTATTGGGCTTATGATGCTCAGGGCTTCCGAGATACAATGTATCTTGGTGCTGATAAACTCAGGCTTCTCGATGGTA